ACAATTGAAGAAAGCGAGTGAGAAATGAAATTTAATTGTGGCGAATCGTGGTCAACTAAACAACAAAGACTACAAGAGTGACACGAATGGTTTGCTTGGCACCCAGTAAGACTTGGTGATTATGATTGTAGATGGTTAGAAAAATTGCAACGCAGAGGTACTTTATTTTGGAGTGGATGGCCTGGTTCATGGTGGTACTGGGATTATAAGGCTATTGAAAACCCATGCAACAAATGTAACAACACAAGATGGGTGTGTGAATGGCATCCTGATAAAGAAGCACACAAATGTTGTGGTGGGGCAGGTATGCCTTGTGAATGTACTAAAGAAAGCGAGTGAAAAATGATGGATTGGTATTTATCTGGAAGATGTTTAAAACACCCAATGGTTGTAGCAGTTATTTTTTATACGTTGGGTTATTTTGTGGGTAGAGGATAAAAATGACAGAATATATTGAGTTTATGTGGTTAAGTATGTTTTTAATTGGTATTGCCATTGGTGTTGTTTTAAGGAGGAAGAAATGAAATATAGTGATGAATGGTGGAAAGAGGTTGATTTATTAAACAGATCTTTTCCTTTTGGGTGGTGGAAATGACTGAATTTGAAGACAAAGTAATTGAGCTTTTAAGTATTATTGCTAATCAAGATCGAAAACCTTTTGGTCCAGAATGGTGGAAAGGCGATCCGACTTTTGGTGGATTGAAAGTATCTACTCTTTCTTACGATGAGATTAATCAATTGGCTGGTCAATATTTACAGGTAGTTCCTCTTGGATCAAGCCATGCCGTATTAGGAGTTGTAGAGTTTGCTCGTGCCATTGAAAAAAAATTGAAATGAAAATAGAATTAAATCGTCATGAAATGTTAATGTGCGAATTATTTGGTTCTATTCGCAGAAAAAACGCTATGCAATTTAATTATGATCGCCAGGTCAGCAAACAAGATCCATATGACATGGACATTGATGGTTTTATGGGAGAGTTTGTAGTAGCCAAATATTTAAATATTATGGTAGATACTTCAATCAATGAAAAAAAGAATCCAACAGATTTATATTTCAATGCTTATTCAGTAGATGTAAAGACTACTCGTAATCCAAAAGGTGCAGTTTACGTCACAGAATATCATCGTAAATCGCCATGTGATTACTATATACAAGTTGTAATTAATGGTAATGTTGGTCATATAACTGGCTGGATTGATAAATATGATTTATTTTCCAAAGCTGAATATATATCTGGATCTCATCCATCTTATAAATTAAATCAAGAAAATCTTTTACCTATAGAATTACTATATGTACCGAAACAAACAACTTCTTGAACTGGTTCGTGTTATTCCTTGCCAAAACTGTGGCCTACAGGATGGAACGGTGGTTGCTGCTCATTCTAATCAACTCAGAGATGGTAAAGGTCGTGGAATCAAAGCTCATGACTACAGGGTTGCAGCTTTATGCTACAAATGCCATAGTGAATTAGATCAAGGTAATAGACTTTCTAAAGAAGAACGAGTAGAAATGTGGGAAGAAGCCCACAGAAATACCATTGGTTGGTTATTCGAACACGATATGTTGACACTTTCTTAAAATTTCGTCTATACTTAGTGGGTACACCCCATGTACATGCCATCTCTAGCCCTGTTAGCCTAGCAGTTGAGAGTGTTCTAATGATGGCAAACACTTTGGCGATCCTCCCTGATCCCTCCCCAGAACCCTAGACTAATCATCTGGGGTTCTTTCTTTTTGTGCTTGCAAAATATTTTAAAATGGTTTAATCTATAACAATGCTAGGTACAGGGTTAGAACTGAAACAATTTCTAACCAACAATTTGAATATTTATATACACGTTAATTTAACGTGCATAGATTTATGCCATTTTGTATATGTACCTAGCACGATGATTTAGGTCTATCGGTCTGAGTATGTGTGAAAGTTGCCCTTGAAGTTGAGTAGAACGGCAAAAAGACATACGTTTACGTTCTTCCTAAATTAGCGTGATAGTGAGCAAAGAAGATTGTTTAGGCTCAAGGTGTGGAAGCGTGGTCTTTACTCTGTCTGAGAACGATTGAGAACAATAGAGATCATTCGGTGACACTTAAACGAACTCGTAGTACAGAGTAGAAAGCACCGATGTGTGAACTAGACTACCAATGGTTCATTAACTTGATATGAAGTAAGCGACCGACAGGATATCGAGTTGAGTTTTCCTTCAATCCCATGCTGTGGGGTTGGGGGAAACCTCACTTTCAATTTCGTTTCGCTCCCTCAAGGATATATTTATATGGAAAGGTGAAAGAAATGTTTAAGATGATATGCAGTTTTTGTAAACAAGATGTAGAAATTGGTCATTCATGTGTTACTGAAATTAAGGATATAAAAGATTTACCATATCCTTTATACATAGATGAAAACGGAAAATTAAGATTTAAGTTAATCAGGGAAAAAGAAAATGACAGCAAATGAACTTGTAGATAAGTTAGAAAGTGTAAGTATTAGATTATTGGGTAAAGAAACTGAGCAAGCAGGTAGAGCTATTATTCTTTATAGAGAATCAGCGATTATGCTACGCCAACAAGAAGCAGAATTGACTGAAGCAGGACATATGATTGGTGTATTACGAGAAGAAATTAGTTTGTTGAAAGAAGAAATAGAAGTGTTGAAACCATATAAAGAAAAGATTGAAATGATGGAACAAGCCTATGATGCCCATATTAAAAAATCAATGGGTGAGGTTAAAGACCTTATAAAGAAAGCGAAGGGAAAATGAAAGTATTAATTGATGAAGAAGAATGGTATCCAGTATTAACAATTGATGATGATGAAGAACAGATTAAATATTATGAGAACAGTAATATATGTTCTGTTTGGGTTGTAGATGTGCCTGAGATCTTGGTATCTGAATACAAGTTTATATTGTCTCAATGGGAGAAGATGCAAGACAAGATAAAGAAAATTGTAGATGCACAAGATGAAGTTTGATATACTGAAATTTCCAACTGCTAGGAGAATAAATGAAGAAAGTAAATATACTCGCCATTCGTATTGATGGTGGGACTCAATCACGAAAAGAATTAAACCAAGAAAAAGTTCAAGAATACGCAGAGTTAATGAGAGATGGAATTGTATTTCCACCAATCACCGTATTCTTTGATGGCACAGATTACTGGCTATCAGCAGGATTCCATAGATTCTTTGCACAGAAAGAAATTGGCAATGTAGCCATCGACTGCGAAGTCATTGACGGCACGGTTAGACAGGCCAAATGGCATAGCTGGGGATCAAATGTTCATGGCTTACCACATACTCAAGAAGAGAAGAAACTCATTGCTCTTGAGATTTTGAAAGATCCTGAGTATTCAAAATATTCCAATGTCCAAATTGGTAAACACATTGGCGTAAGTCATGCAACGATTAGTCGATACAGAGCATCGCTTGGTGAGAAACAAAAAGAAGTTGTTTACACAGATAAACATGGCAACGAATCTACCATGAAAGTGGCAGCAAAGAAACCCAAAAAAGAACCAAAGAAGAATAAGGCTAAAAAAGAATTAGATAAAGCACCTGACATTCAAGAACTAGAACAGAAGTTAGATGAGGCAGGTCGCACCATTCTTCAGCAAGAAGAAGAGGCTACCAAACTTAGAGATATCCTTGCTTCTAAAAGATATAACGCAACTGAGATTGAGCAAGAAGATGCTCTTGTAACGATTCAAGAATTAAGAGAAGAGATAAAGATGAAAGACTTTGAAATTCAATCTTTGCGAGAGAGCAGAGATATGTATATGGAAAGGACTAATGAGTTGATTCGTCAAATCAATGCTATGAAAAAGAGAAAATAATGGAATTAGCATTAAGAGAACACCAACTGGGAGTTGTCGATAAACTCCGTCAGGGCTTTAAAGAAGGACATCGAACACAGCTTTTATACGCACCAACAGGCTTTGGTAAGACCGAAGTGGCTATCTATCTGATGAAGGCTACGGCAGACAAATACAATCGTTCTGCCATGATATTAGACCGTATTGTTTTGATAGAACAAACCAGTCTTCGTCTTACCAAATACAAACTTGATCATGGTGTATTACAAGCAGATCATTACAAGCGTGACATCACCAAGAAGATTCAAATCTGTTCATCACAAACCATTGAGAAGCGTAATAAGTTTCCTGAAATGGATTTGTTGATTGTTGATGAATGCCATGTTACTCGCAAACTTATTTCTAATTTAATTAAAAACAATCCTAAGTTAAAAGTCATTGGCTTAACAGCAACTCCGTTTACCAAAGGTCTTGGATCGTTATATTCAAATGTTGTTTGTGGTGCAACGACTGAGGACTTAGTAAAGAAAGGATGGCTTGCACCTTTGCGTGTCTTTATATGTAAAGAGATTGACATGACTGGTGCAAAAAAACTTGCAGGAGAATGGAGTCCTGATGATGTTACAGAACGAGGTATGAAAATTACTGGTGACATTGTTAGCGAATGGGAAAAGAAAACAATAGAAATATTTGGCAAACCAAGAAAGACGATTGTGTTTTGTGCTGGAGTTAAGCATGGTCAGGACTTGGTAACGCAGTTCGCTGCCAAAGGTTATAACTTTGTAAGCATTAGTTATTTAGACAACAACGAATACAAACAAGAGGTGATTGATGATTTCTCAAAACCAGATACTGAAATACATGGTCTCATTGCTACTGACATACTTACTCGTGGTTTCGATGTTCCTGACGTTATGATTGGAGTATCAGCTAGACCTTTTTCAAAGAGTTTATCTTCACACATTCAGCAACTCGGCAGAGTTATGCGTAGCCATCAAGGTAAAGAATTTGCTATTTGGTTAGATCATTCAGGTAATTACCTTCGATTCCAAGATGATTGGGAAGATGTTTATACAAAAGGAGTTGAGATTCTTGATGAACGAGTTGAGAAAACTAAGAAAGAACCTGATGAAAAGGTAAAGAAAGAAGCCAAATGTCCTATGTGCTCGGCTCTCTGGCCACCAAATAGTTTGTCGTGTCCTTCGTGTGGTCATGTGAAGCATCGGTCATTGATACAGGCAGTTGATGGCGAGATGTTTGAACTCAATGGTTTGATATCTAATAACAGAACAGAACAACAAAACTTTTATTCAGAGTTAATTTATATCGCCAAAGATAGAAACTATGACATCGGCTGGGCAAGTAATAAGTTCAAAGAAAAGTTTGGTGCTTGGCCAAAGGGTTTACTCCAACATCCAAGAATACCAAGTGTTACTACAATGAAATGGATTAAGCATCGCAATATTATTTACCATAAACGCAGGGAGAAGATGGGATTATGATTGAGTTTATCAATTTTGCTAGAGACTATGGTCTCATTTTAAGTAATATCGAATACGACAAATGGATTGCAACACCGACAGACGATCATCCACATAAACGAAACGGCAGATACAAGTTTCTTGGTGATGTTGGATGGGTGCAGAACTGGGCAACAATGGAAAAGCCAGTCACATGGTTTGCACAAGGGCAGAATAAGGAGACAGTTCGCAAAGTTATTAAGCAGTCCTCGGACAAACGAGACATAGAAGCAAGGAAGGCAAGTGAAAAAGCCGAATGGATTTTAAGCCAATGCAGTCTCAATTTACATCCTTATTTTGAGAAAAAAGGATTCCCCACCGAAATGGGGAATGTATGGGATAAAGATGGTCAGCAAATCTTAGTTATCCCCATGAGGAATCAAGAGAGAATAGTGGGTTGCCAACTCATCAATCACGAGGGGGAAAAGAAGTTCCTCTATGGTCAAACCTCTAAAGGTGCAACTTTCACTATCAACGCAGAAGGAACTCCGATATTCTGCGAAGGTTTTGCGACTGGTCTTTCGATTCGAAATGTAATGAAGTCGATGAATCTTCCTTATTGTATTTACATTTGCTTTAGTGCAAGCAATATGCAGTTCGTAGCAAGGAACATCAGGGGTGGGATCATCATTGCTGATAACGATACCAACGGTGTCGGAGAACGATTCGCCAAAGACACAGGCAAGCCTTATTGGATCTCGGAAACAGTTGGGGAAGATTTTAATGATTACCATATGCGTGTCGGTAACTTTAAAGCGTCTCAGGCATTAAAGAAACTGCTAATCTCTTTAAAAACTTTGCCTCAATTTGCCTAACTCTTTCTCGTGAAACATTGTATCGTGTTCCGACCTCAGCCAAAGTTTTACCTTCGGCTCTCATGTTCATCATTACCCAATACTTCTCAATCAACTCTGGTTTAAACGATTCATAGAGTCTTTTAAACTGGGGTTTGCTTGGGAAGTCCACCAGTTTGTAAGGGGAATCTCCCCCTACAAACACAGGAACTTTACCACCACATTGGCTAAAATTCATGTGGATCAACCTCGCAGTAATCAGAATCAATAATTTCTTCTCCCTTGTTTAATTCAAGTTCATCCCAAGCATACTTTTCAGGATCTTCACCATTGGGCACATCCACAGTAATGGTAACTTCTCGTTTAAGGTAATAAGTTACATCATAGCGTTTCATTCTTCTTCCCCTTCTTCTTCATCTTGATAGTATTCAGGTCTAGGATTTCTAAAAAAAGTAATCATTAAATTACCTTGTTCATCCCAATCCATTGACCAGTCTTTATGACCAAACTCTTCTTCGCAGTATTCATCTAATAAATCGCTGTTAAACATTTTCTTCCTTTTCAAGTTCATCTAAATATTCGTTAATGTATTCAATCTCAGGAAAATCTGTCCTGATTTCCTTTGTTCCATCATTCCAAGTTACTTCTAATGCATAACTAACAATTTCTTTATTCATCTTCTTCCTCCATTGGATTTAATTGCTTTGCAAGGTGCAACAACTGACTTGGTGTGTATCCATCTAATACCAACTGAACCAAGTTATCTATCGTTAATTCGGCAAAATAATCGTAAACTGAAATAGCATTATCTTCACCTATTAAATCTTTAAGTTCTTTATATTGCATTTTCAATCTCCTCTTTGACATGGTTTACCCAATACTCAATTTCTTCCCAGTTAATACCGATATCTGCTTTGTGCTCTTTGCCAACAAGTCGCAAGACTTCTCTGCAATCTTCATCAGATAAATCTTCAGCACCATCAACTCCTTTGACATCATCAATGTGCCACCATTCGGCTAACCAGTCAGGATCAGTTAATCGAATAATATCCTCAGCAGTAGGAATCTTTTGTCCATCAGGCAAGTTAATTTCAATCATTACTTTCATAAATCTCATCCTCCAAATCAAGAATTAAACAAACATTTTCTATTTTTGCTTGAGGATTTTCTTCTTTAAATGCTTGAATCGCTTCATAAGCATCTTCACCCAAATAACAATCGTATGATGGATCGTCACTCTCAAAATACTCAATCATATAACGCTTAATTTGATTCATAAAACCTCCACAATTCTAAATTCATTATGCGAATACGGCTCTTCCAAATTGCCTTCTCTGTAATCCTGTTCGGTATCAGAGATAAACTCATCCAGTTCTGCCTGTGCTTGTTCTTTAGTTTCATATACAGTCGGCTCTCCTGTTTCGCCATTGTGCCAAACATTCTCCCAACCATAGATAAACTCTTGCTCAACTATAAACGGCATCATTCGCCCTCCAAAATTTGACCATCAAGACTTACCCATGTGCCACATTCACCACAATGGCATGCTTTACAACTTGTAATGAATGTCAATTCTTTTTCGCCACACATAGGGCATTCTTCATCATCAATAGCGTAAACATTTAATTTAATAAATACATTAGTCATAATTTCTCCTAGCAGTTATGATTACCGAAATGGCAATCCCAATGCCCAATTCAGGGCATCAGGATTACAGCACTTACCAATGCACTTGACTGTCTAAATCTTTGACATCTACATAGTCCTCTGCCCTTCTAAAAGAACCTATGTAAAAAGGATAACTATCTACTGTTCCCATATCACTATTCTTTAAACATTGAACAACATCAAGTAATGCAGTTTCTAAAGATTCATAATCATAAAAATACATTTTGATTTCTAGTTTCATGGCTTACCTCAATACTGGCAAACAAAAATCAGTTTCATGCGAAGTGAAAAGTGCACCTCCACCATTTCCTTCATCATCACGACTGGGATAAAACCATGTCCCATCATCTACTTGAAATGCTATTGGTCTTTCATACCAACCCATTTCCCACGCTTCATCATGGTCTAAATAACGCACCTGAATGATTCTTTTGCCAAGCAATAAACTCTCGGCTTTTTCATTCCAAATCTTGTTCAAATCTTTCAAAATGATTCCTCCAATTCTTCGTATTCCTGTTTAGTTTTGATCAATTCTGCTTCTAACTCGGCTTTTTCTGTATCAGTTGCAGTCTTTAATTGCTCTTCAATATTGTGGATGGTATCCAGTAGGTCATCAAGTTTATATTCCTTAATGCTCTCCGAGATTCCATATTCCTCGTCTATGTTTCGAGGTATGTTTTTACGCACCCATTCATAATCATTTTCAATGTCATAGCAATCTTCTAGGTCATTTGTCCAGTAACCACAGAACGCACAACCACTTTCGTAGTAAGTTGCCTCTACTTCAAAACCTTGTTCGGCAAGTTTTTGATAGATTCCTACTGGAGGACTCCAAGCACTAGAAAAACTAAAAGAGATTTCATGGTCGCTGATATTGATGTCATAACCTTTAGTTTCAATCTCCCATTTTGTCCCCCAATGTTGCACCCTCCAGTCCCACCAATTACTAGGATTGATAGTAGGCATATATGCTTGTGCCTTCTCTTCTTCAGTCTTGGCATACTGGGCTGATATCTCAGGGTATGTTTTTTTGACTGGTGTTACCGAGTAATCAGGTTCAGGGTAAATAGTCGCAAAAAACCTTCCTCGTTTATAGGCAGTTACCAGTTTCTTTATCTTCCGTTTATTTTTGTGACTGATAGTCACAGCGTTATCGCACCAATTAGGCATAGTATTCCTCCAAAGTTTCAATCGTTGTATCAAGGTCTGCATTATGAAGAACATCATTCTCTTCAATCCACTCCCATGTTTTTTCTTCTGCCTCTGCTAAAGTTTGTGCATCAATCTGCACATCTTTAGTAAAGGTCGTAGTCACTACCATATTAAATATTGGCATTTTCTAATTCCTCCATTGGGTAAACATCTGTATAAAAAATAGGCTCTTTGATAATCTCTAAAACTGTTGTGCCTTCGTCTAGGTCATCTCCAACCTTTAACTGGGCAAATTCTTCTTTCGTCATTTCATAATACAAGTGTGAATCAATCCAAGAATCCCATAAAATTTGAGGAGGAATACCATCCTCTAAAATGCCAATCTTTACATACTGTGGCTCATTCCAGTCATCTACTGTGACTAAAACTTCATAGGCAGTAACAATAAACATCCGTCTCATGTTTCCTCCGTTAATACTTTGATTAGTTTTCCATTGGATTTAGTCTCGATTCTTTTAAGACTATTCCATCCCAAATATTGCTCAACCCACTCACACGCCTCAAGAAAAGACGGCAAGGTGTGGGAGGCAATAACCTCCAGTTTGATGTTATAAATAAGTGCTTGCATCAGAATCCCCCAGTCCTAAAAATCCAAACAAGGGCAAGACCTGAACCCATTAACGCACCAAACAAACAAGCATAAATGACATCTTTCATGTTTCTTTCTCCTAGCAGTTTGACAAAGACTGTCTCTCGACAGTTTCGGATATTGAATCCTCATCAGTTTGTCTTAAAATCTTTTCCCATCCTCCGTAAAAGTGTATTCATTGATAATCAGCATTTCATCAACGGATTCATCTGAATATTGATATTCCCAGTCCCTCACAATGTCCTTCAATGCCTCGTCTATTGCCTCATTAAATGCCTTGAGAGCACTACCAGTCTTTTGCCAAACATCTACAAATGTTGTCCACAATGTGCAATCTAGGTAATAACCAGTCGGCATCTGTGTGGCATCATACTGTTTCAGTTTCAGTCCTCTAAAATGGTGAGTTTCGGCAGTTGTAACAATGTATGATGGTGCAAACGCACCGACAGAATAGTCCTTCACCTTTACCCCAAACTCTTTACAAAATGCGTCTATTGAGGCTTTGGCATCATGCCACCAAGGATAATCTAGTCCTTGCTTATACCAGTCTCGTGCTCTGTCCTTTGCCGAATCGTCTAATTCCTCAAAGTTATAAACTTTAGTTTCGATAATTTCCATCATGCCACCTCGTTGAAATAGTCGGATTCGATAACCCCATTATTCATACAAACTTCTTCTATCATGTTGAAATACTTTGATTCTGAAATTGCTTTACTAATTAACTCCTCTAAAGTGATTCTGTCGGCATCATCTACTGTTTCCCAGTCGTAAGAATCAGTTAAACGGCTCACCAAAGCCCACGCCACTTGTTCGGCTGTTGCATTGTGATAATTGCTAATTTGTTCTTTCATGTTTCATTCTCCTAGCAGTTGAGTAAGATTGGCTCTCGCCAATTTCGGATAAAAAATCCTCGTCAGTTACCCTAAAATACATTCTCTCAATGTTCGCATTTCCTCAGTCCAAGACTGGCAAGGCACATAATCAGCACCAATAGGGGTTAATTTCATTCTGTTATAAATGCCGTAAGATTGAAACAGGCTCAAGGGCATATTTAGCCGTCTTTCTAATTTCTCTTTAGTGCTCTGTCGGCATCCTTTCCCCACTAACTCGAGGATATCTCTTATTTGGTAATCGTTGAGGTGTGTTGGTGCACCCTCTTTGAATTTTGCGTCATGTATTGCATAGTCTAAGTTTGTCATTTTGGAATTCTCCTAGCAGTTTGAATAAGATACCCTCTCGGATATTTCGCCTCATCAAGGCTCATCAGTTATTCTTTCTTTCAAAAATTGGCTTATTGATTTCCATACACTCATTGAAAACGCCCTCATAGTATTCCTTTTTAAATGCCCTCGAAGGAGGGTTAAACTTTCGGTCTATAATGTCCCAGTCCTCGCCTACGATATAAAGCCCATTGTCCCCATTGTCGCAGTCGAGAGAATCAACAGGACCAACACCGAGAGAGAGATTCCCACCGAAGAAATTACCCACCAGTTGAGAAAATCTAGCAATTCCGTAAGAATCACGAACAGGGGAACGGATACCCAATTCCTTTGCACAATCTAGGAAGGCTTTGATAGATTCTGTCCCACCATTCCAATGAAGATAAACACCAGTAGAAACACCCTTAAAACTAATGACGGCACGATTTCCCATGATTAAGCCCTCTCAAAGATTGAAGATAAATACACGCCCAGTCCAAGACCAATAAAGAATAAGACTAGAGAAAACATTACGGCGACATTGTATAAAACCATGATAAAAACTCCTAGCAGTTGATTAAATTAAATATCATCTAATGACGATAAGTAGTATTTCAGCATGATTCAATATTGCTTGTCAATACCCTTTTGCAAAATAATTGAAAATATTTTTCACCCAGTATTTATAAGGGTTTGAGACGGATTCTAGGGGGATATTGCAGGGTAGAGGCTCACAAAAAAACAAAGCAGGGCACGAGAACACGCCAAAAACCACCAAAAAGCCGAAGGCGAACAGTCCAAAGGTTACAAAAAGACAAGAGAGAGAACACAAAGAGAAGTTGATAATCTTTCCACATTTGCCCTATACTTTGGTTATGAACATTCCGAGAATATACCTATGAAAAAACTCACGAAAAAAGAAATTGCCGAAGGCATACAGTCCATCCCAATCGAAAGAATACTAATGGGTGCTAATAGTCCTAGAGGATTGAAACTCACCAAGAGACAAAAGGAATTCGCAGAGCAAGTAGTAAAGACTGGAAACAAGACGGAGGCATACAGAAGGGCTTATACATCCAATGGGAAGAACACCACAGCATCACGCAACGCTAACACAGTTGCAAAAAATAGCAAAGTGCAGACATACATCACAGCCCTTGAGACGGCTAAAGAAGTGGAGGAATATCTTTTACCCACTCAGTTGAGGACAATGGCAATTCAGAAACTATCCTCAATGGCTCTCAATGACGAGTTGCCACCAGCCCAGCAGTTGAAGGCTCTCGAGTTGGTTGGCAAGATGTCGGAGGTCTCTCTGTTTTCCCAGAGAGTTGAGCACATTCATTCAGTCGATAGCAACACGCTGAAGGCTCAGTTACTTACAGCCATTACAACGGCAATAGGAAACAGTCGCACACTCCACGCCAAGACAAAGAGAACGGCTCAAGATTTATTAAGGGAGATTCAACAGGAGGAGGAAGAAACATACACGCCAACTCTAGAAATTCCCCATCTAATCCCCACCCCCAACGAAAACGCAGAACACGACATCCCACCCACCCCCACCCACCCAAATCCGAGTTTGACCATAGGTTCGGAATTGCATACTATTCCACACAATCAATCACCATCCCAAAGCGAAGAATTGTCACCTTTGCAGATGAAAAGGTTACAACAAGTTGTTGATATTAAAGAAGAAAAAAGTGAAAAAGATGGGGTAGGGGTGCAAAATCCTGGCTGGATTGAAAAGAAAATGAGTATAGAAACACCCCCCATCACAAATTGGGTAGAAAAAGGGTAGGGGGGTATATTTTGGAAAATTACGAAGAATGGAAAAAAAAGATTGATATAGAGGTGGCTACCTTAGATCAAGCAATTGCGATATTAAAAACATTAAGAGATGCTACTGCTTTAAGTTCTTTTCCATGTAGCAGTATAAATAGATTTAGGATTGCTAGAAAACAACCGAATGAGGATAAGAATGACTTTTGATGATGTTGAACAGTATCTACAGTATTTAGCTATTCATGATAGGAGAAGGTTAATGCTTCTGATGGATAGGTTAAAGCATACGCTGATGCATGATGCTGCTTGGGAGGCTGCACAAGAATTAATTAGGAGAGTAAAGTGACGAAGGCACAGAAGGAGATCTTCCATGTGATTGAAGCTTATTGGAATAACTTTGGCTTTGGTCCTACGGTGGATGATGTAATGTTTATGACTGGCGATAAGGGGCGTGGTAATACGCATCGCAAAATGAAAATGTTAATAAAAATAGGGGTTTGTAAAGGAGACTTAAAGTATGCTCGTAGCATTCGCCCTGCGTATATTAAACTTAGGAATTTAAATGGATGAGCTGTTACAGATTATAAATATGTTGCCAGAGGAGGAGAGGGCACCTTTGATGCCTTTGGCTACGGCTTATTCTGAGTCTTTGACTAGGGAAACTGGTCAGATAGATTTTATGACGTTTGTACAGACGATGTGGCCAGGATTTATACATGGCGATCATCATGCGTTAATGGCAGCTAAATTTGAGGAGATTGCTAGTGGAAAAATTAAACGACTTATTATCAATATGCCTCCTCGGCATACTAAGTCTGAATTTGCTTCTTACCTGTTACCTGCTTGGTATTTGGGTAAATTCCCCAATAAGAAAATTATTCAATGCTCGAACACGGCAGAACTAGCCGTAGGGTTTGGTAGGAAGGTGAGGAACTTAGTTGATGGAGAAAATTATGGAAAAGTATTTCCCAATGTATCTCTTCGGTCGGATAGTAAAGCTGCTGGTCGTTGGTCCACCAATGCTAATGGTGAGTATTTTGCTATTGGTGTTGGTGGTACTGTTACTGGTAAGGGAGCTGATTTACTCATTATTGATGATCCTCATTCAGAACAGGAAGCTGCGTTGGCAGCAGGAGATCCTTCGATTTTTGATAAGGTTTATGAATGGTATACGTCAGGTCCACGTCAGCGTTTACAACCTGGTGGTTCAATTGTTATAGTACAAACTAGATGGTCTAAAAGAGACTTAACAGGCAAGATCTGTCAGGCGATGATTGACCGAGATGGCGATGAATGGGAGATTATCAGCCTTCCAGCGATTAAGCGAAATGAAAAACCATTATGGCCAGAGTTCTGGAGTTATGATGAACTGTGTAAGCTTCGGATTGAATTACCTTTATCCAAATGGCAAGCTCAGTATCAGCAGGATCCAACAAGTGAAGAAGGTGCGATTGTTAAAAGAGAATGGTGGCAAGTGTGGGAAAAAGAGACACCACCGCCATGTCACTATATAATCCAGTCATGGGATACGGCATTTACAAAAAGTGAGAGAGCCGACTATTCAGCCTGTACAACTTGGGGAGTATTTTATTTAAATGAAAACGAACAAGACCCAAATATTATTTTATTGGATGCACTTAAAGAGCGTATGGAGTTCCCCACTCTTAAGGAGAGAGCCTACGAAATGTACAAGGATTGGCAACCTGACAGCTTTATTGTTGAAGCGAAAGCGTCTGGTGCTCCCCTTATATTTGAGCTTAGACGAATGGGAATACCTGTTCAAGAGTTTACACCGACTAGGGGAAACGATAAAATATCTAGGGTTAATAGCGTATCAGATTTGTTTGCTAGTGGTAAGGTATGGGCACCAAGAAAAAGATGGGCTGAAGAAGTCGTAGAAGAGCTGGCGGCATTTCCAAACTCAGATCATGATGACTTGGTAGACTCAACCACACAAGCTTTGTTAAGATTCAGAAGAGGTGGATTTATCACTTTACAGAGTGATGAGCCAGATGAGCCTAAAGAATTTAGGCGTAAACGTGCATATTATTAAGGATTCATATGTCAATAGATAAAGCCCTGTATCAAGCTCCACAAGGTTTAGCAGCCATCGATGGACCAGATGTTGAAATTGAGATTGTTGATCCAGAAGAAGTAGACATCAAAATGGATGGCGTAGAAATTGAAATTGGTGGTGAGTCTATTGAAGACTTTGACGCTAATTTGGCGGAATATGTTCCTGAATCGGTCTTAACACAAATCGCTGGTGATCTCATGGGAGATTTTCAGTCCGACATTGATTCTCGTAAAGACTGGATACAAACTTATGTGGATGGCTTAGAGTTACTAGGCTTAAAGATTGAAGAACGCTCAGAGCCGTGGGAAGGTGCTTGTGGAGTTTACCATCCTGTATTGGCAGAAGCGGTGATTAAGTTTCAGTCTGAAACCATTATGGAAACCTTTCCAGCAAGTGGTCCTGTTAAGGGTGAGATAGTTGGTAAAGAAACCCAAGACAAAAAAGATGCAATGGGTAGGGTGGTTGAAGACATGAACCATCAGCTTGTGGATGTCATGCAAGAATATCGCCCTGAACATGAACGTATGCTCTGGGGCGTAGGACTTTCAGGTAATGGATTTAAGAAAGTCTATGTTGATCCAACGCTAGATCGTCAGGTTTCGATGTATATTCCAGCAGAAGACTTGGTGGTGCCATATGGTGCGAGTAGTCTTGAGGCGGCTGAAAGAATTACCCATGTGATGCGTAAGACTGAAAGTGAGATGAATCACTTGATTTATGCAGGATTTTACAGGGATATTAGTTTAGGAACACCAGATAACATTCTGGATGAAGTAGAAAAGAAGATAGCAGAAAAGTTAGGGTTTAGAGCCAGCACAGATGACAGGTTTAAGATCTTAGAAATGCATGTGCACTTAGATTTACCTGGCTTTGAACATAAAGATAAGGCAGGAGCTGAAACTGGAATTGCTCTTCCGTATGTTGTAACGATTGAAAAAGCCAATGGAATGATCTTGGCAATTCGTAGAAACTGGAGAGAAGATGACAAGACACACCAAAAAAGACAACATTTTGTTCATTATGGTTATATTCCTGGTTTTGGTTTTTACCACTTTGGGCTTATACACCTTATTGGGGCTTTTGCCAAATCTGGAACTTCTATTTTAAGACAGTTAGTTGATGCAGGATCCTTGTCTAATCTTCCAGGAGGCTTTAAAACTCGTGGATTACGAGTCAAAGGCGATGATACACCGATAGCTCCAGGCGAATTTAGAGACGTAGATGTACCATCTGGCACGATGAAAGACAACATTATGCCGTTGCCGTACAAAGAACCAAGCCAAACATTGATGGCATTGCTCAATCAGATCGTGGAAGAGGGTAGAAGGTTTGCTTCTAGTGGCGATTTGAAAGCAAGTGACATGAGTAGCCAGTCACCAGTCGGTACAACGCTGGCAATTTTGGAAAGAACCTTGAAAGTCATGAGTGCGATACAAGCTCGTATCCACTATTCAATGAAACAAGAGTTCAAATTACTTAAAGAGATTATTGCTGACTACGCTCCAGAGGATTATTCTTTTGAACCTGATACTGGAGACCGTAAAGCTCGTAGATCTGACTATGAAATGGTCAATATTATCCCTGTAAGCGATCCTAATGCGGCTACTATGAGCCAAAAAGTGGTGCAATATCAGGCAGTTTTACAGCTTTCACAGACTGCACCCCAGCTTTATAACTTACCTTATCTACATAGACAGATGTTAGAAGTGATTGGGATAAAAAATGCAGAAAAATTGGTGCCAATGCAAGAAGATATGAAGCCAACGGACCCTATTACGGAGAATATGAACGCTTTAAAGAATAAACCACTCAAAGCTTTCATGTATCAAGACCATCAAGCTCATATTCAAATCCATATGGCTGCATTAAATGATCCAAAAATCAAACAAGTCATTGGTCAAAACCCACAAGCACCACAAATTATGCAAGCTTTACAGTCACATATTACCGAGCATGTGGGAATGGAGTATATGAGACAGATGCAAGAGCAAATGGGTATCCAAATTCCTTATTCTGATAATGAAGATGATGATATTAAGTTAACACCAGAACAAGAAATGCAGATTACTCGCATGGCTGTACCAGCTGCTCAGAATATTCTAGGTCAAAATAAAACTGCTCAAGCTGCACAACAAGCTCAACAAGCTGCACAAGATCCAATTATCCAGATGCAGATGAAAGAATTGCAGTTAAAGGCACAAGAAATTGATATTAAGCAGAAGAAGATGCAAATTGATGCGGCTAAAGGTGCTGATCAGATTGAAATTGAAAAAATGCGTATTGCAGCCCAAAAAGAAATTGCTGGTATGCAGATTGGAGCTAAAACAAGATCTGATAGAGAGTCTTTAGAAGCCAAACAACAGTTAGAAGGTATGAAGTTAGGTCATCAAATTGGTAATGCAAAAGCCCAAATGAATCAACAACGCCAAAGTCAAAAACTTCAGGTAACAGCTGATTTATATAAAAACGCTAAACAACTTAAAAAAAAGGAAATTAAATGAAAGAAAAAATACTAGATCATCTTCTCAAACAGATTGATGACAAAGTAAAGATTCTTGAAGAGGCTCTGGGAATCGGTGAAGCCAAAGATTATGCCGATTACCAAAGAATGTGTGGTGAGATTCATGGTCTGCTCACGATGCGTAGAAATATCATAGACCTTAAATCAAGACTGGAGAATTTCGATGAGTAAAATCCTAATCGGCTCAAACACCGATGATGTGAACGCAACAACAACCCTGCCTCAAACAGCAGAAGAAAAAGCAAAGCAGTTACCTGAACCAATGGGTTATCGCATGTTGGTAGCAATACCAGATGCAGAAAAAGAACATAGTGGTGGAATTCTAAAAGCAGATCAAACTCTGCACATGGAAGAAGTCTTATCTACTGTATTCTTTGTTTTAAAAATGGGACCTGATTGTTATAAAGACGAGAAGCGTTTCCCAAATGGTCCGTGGTGTAAAGTCGGTGACTTTATTCTAGCCAGACCAAATACTGGCACTCGCCTGAAGATTCATGGCAGAGAATTCCGATTAATCAATGATGATTCTGTCGAGGCAGTAGTAGATGATCCTCGTGGAATTACTAGAGCTTAAGGAGAACACAATGGCTGAATTTGAAAAACAAGACTTTTCGTTTTTAAGTGAAGATATTGAAGATGATAAAGTTGAAATCGAAGTTGTCGATGATACTCCAGAGGAAGATAGGATTAATGCTGCACCTATGCCAAAGGAAATTGTTGATGAGTTTGAAGCTGACGATTTAGAGTCTTACTCTAAAGAAGCTAAACAACGCATTCTTCAAGCAAAGAAACTGTTAAATGACGAGCGTAGAGCGAAAGAAGCAGCTCTCAGAGAAAACGAAGAAGCTATTCGTCTTGCTAATACCATTATTAATGAGAACAAGATTTTAAAAAGTCGACTTTCTGATGGTGAAAAAGTCTATGTTAATACGGCTAAAGAGAAGTTAGCCTCTGACTTAGATAAGGCAAGAAGAGAATATAAAGAAGCGTATGACTCTGGTGATGCTGAAAGATTGGTCGAAGCTCAAGAGCGATTAACAGAAGTGCAGTTTAAAGCTCAAGAGATGGAAAGATATCGCCCACAATACGATGAAAATGCTTTACAATCATCTGTAAATGAGGTACAAATACCTCAAGAGCAGAACCAACCTGCACGACTGGACTCAAAAACCCAAGCGTGGCTTGACAAAAACAAGTGGTATGGTACTGACGATGATATGAGTTTTCTCGCTATGGGCATACATAAGCGACTAGAAAGGGAAGGGGCCCCACTAGGCTCCGATGACTACTGGTCTACTATTGATGCAGAAATGAGAAAACGATTCCCTGAAAAGTTTGGGGAAGTAGAGACCAAAACCTTTACAACAACTCGCAAAAGCACGGTAGTTGCACCAGCAACGAGATCTACCTCTTCAAAAAAGATTACTTTAAATACTCGACAACTGGATCTGTGTAAGAAATTAAAAATTTCACCAGAGCAATATTTTAATGCATATGTAAAATCGGAGTCCCAAAATGGCTGAACAAAATCGTAATAACCGTGAAATTGAAACTAGACAACAAACTGTGAGACCAATGGCTTGGAGACCTCCAGAGTTGTTACCTGAACCAGACAAGCAAGCAGGATTTGCTTATCGCTGGGTTAGGGTTTCGATGCTTAACAACGCTGACCCTCGTAATCTCTCTTCAAAACTGAGAGAAGGCTGGGAACCAGTCAGAGCTGAAGAGCAACCGAAATATGGCATGTTAACTGATCCTGATAGTCGTTTTAAAGACAATATTGAGATTGGTGGTTTATTACTCTGCAAGATACCTGAAGAGTTTGTACAGGCGAGATTTGATTATGAGGCAAATCAAACCCAGGCGAATGCAGATGCAGTAGATAATAGTTTTTTAAGGCAAAGCGACTCTCGTATGCCTCTGTTCCAAGAACGGAAGTCTACGGTTAGTTTTGGAAATCGTTCATAATTTTAGGAGAATTATATGGCTTATCCTACAGTAGCAGGTCCATACGGACTAAAGCCAGTTAACTTGATTGGTGGTCGTGTATATGCTGGTTCTACTCGCATGTTCCCTATCGTCAATGGCTATGCAACTAGTTTGTACAACGGTGACGTTGTAACAATTGGTTCAAGTGCAAGTAATACTGGTACATTAATTGCAACAACTTTAGCTTACAACACAACTACTGCTGAAACTGGCACGATTGGTGTTTTTGTTGGTTGTGAATATTCAACAACTGGCGGCCCAATTTATGGTAAGAATCGTTACCAATATTGGCAAGGTGCTACATCAGCTCCTGACGCTATTGGTTATGTTGTTGATGATCCACAAGCTGTGTTCCAAACTGTAGTGTTATCTAGCACAGGTAGCTCAACATCTGGTTCAACAACTATCCAGTACATCAACCCAGCTTTCGTTGGTTCTAATGCTTATTACATTGGTAACGCACAAGGAAATACTGGTTCTACAACAACAGGTGATTCATATGCTGGTATCGCTGTAGCAACTGCTGCAACTAGTACTTCTGCTATTACTCCTGTAACTGCAACTGCACCATTCAAGATCGTTCAAGTTGTAACTGCATCAGCTGTTACTGTGACACAAAATGCTACAACATCTAGCACAACTGTTACTTTATCTGCTGCAAATACACAGATCCTTCCTGGTATGGTCATTTCAGGTCCTGGTATTAACCCAGGTAGCAATACCTATGTAACAACAGTAAACGGCACAACTGTGACGATCAACAAAGCTGTAACAACAGCCCAGTCGACTGCAACACAGTATTCATTCACAGGCTATCCAGAAGCGTTGGTAACTTGGAACGCAGGTTTCCATAGTTATTTCAATTCAACTGGTGTTTAATTAAGGAGCATTTAAATGGCTATTTCTCGTGCACAACTATTAAAAGAGCTATTACCTGGATTAAACGCTTTGTTTGGTCTTGAATATGCTCGTTACGGTGAAGAACATAAAGAAGTTTATGAAATCGAAACTTCTGAGCGTTCTTTTGAAGAAGAAACAAAACTGTCAGGCTTCTCAGCTGCTCCAGTCAAAAACGAAGGTCAAGCCATCGCTTATGACAACGGACAAGAAGCTTGGACAGCTCGTTATAACCACGAAACTATCGCTCTTGGTTTCAGCTTAACTGAAGAGGCAATCGAAGATAACTTGTACGATTCTCTCTCTGGTCGCTATACCAAAGCTTTGGCTCGTGCAATGGCTTACACCAAACAGGTTAAGGCTGCTGCTGTATTAAACAACGGTTTTAATAGCCAGTTCACTTATGGTGACGGTCAGCCTTTGTTCTCTACTGCACACCCATTAATCTCTGGTGGTGTTAACGCCAACACTCCATCAACTCCTGCTGACTTGAACGAAACTGCATTGGAAAATGCTGTTATTCAAATCGCTGCATGGACTGATGAGCGTGGTTTATTAATCGCTGCAAAACCGAAGAAGTTGATTGTTCCACCTGCACTCCAGTTCGTAGCAACTCGTTTGTTAGATACTGAACTTCGTGTTGGTACAAACAACAACGACATCAACGCAATTAAGAACAACGGTTCTGTTCCAGAAGGTTATGCAATTAACCACTTCTTAACAGCAACTAACGCATGGTTCTTGACTACTGATGTTCCTAACGGTCTTAAGATGTTCGTAAGAACACCTTTACAGAACTCAATGGATGGTGACTTCGATACAGGTAACGTACGTTACAAGTCTCGTGAGCGTTATTCTTTTGGTGTATCTGATCCATTAGGTATCTACGGTTCTTACTAAGGTTATTTCCTTCGTGAGAGGACTTGTCCCCAGCCTAAAAACTGGGGATTTTTTTATAAAAAAGATTGCACAAATTTATAGAAGTAGTAAACTAATGATTACTGGGTGATTAACTATTCCACCACTGCCCCAGCAGACGATGCAACGATCGGAATAGCAACTTTTGCATAAGGAAATTTGTCATGGCACGTTCTACATTTAATGGACCAATCCTATCTGGTGCTAACCGTTTTGGTCCTGTTCGTGATGTTGGTTATACCGACCTCGTTCAAACAGCTCTTTTAGACTTTTCAGTAACTGCACCTGGTGCTAACTATGGTGGTGGTTCTGGTCAATTTGTAGCTTCAAATAACATCCCAAACAGTAATGCTGTTATTTACACCCCACAAAACGGTGTATTTAGCAACACTGGTCCTACAGCAGCATCTGCTCCTACAGCTGATGCAACCAATACTGTTTATCGTGGCGTAGTTTTCTACTTGCCATACAGCTGTAATATCACTGACGTTATCCTTGATGTTGGCACAATTCCAAAAGACAACGCTGGTACTCCAGTGGCTGTAAGTGCAATTCAACCATATGTTTCTAATAACTTTGCAACTTCTACTGGTGTGTATGCAACATTTGCTAACATTTCTAGCCCAGCTGCACAGCGTTACACAGCAACATTTGTAGGCTCACAGTTAACCAATAGCAATGCAACTTTGCAAGACTTCCAAAACTTGCAAGCAGGTCAAGAACCAGCATGGTTTACCCAAATAGTTGTGACATTAAAAATGACAACAACCTCAGCTGGTTTGTCTTCAGGTCAAGTTGAAGTAACTTTACGTTACAACCAAAATGACATGAACATTGGTAATGCGACAACTTACCCATACGGTAACTTTGACTAATTAATCCGATAGGGGGCTACGGTCCCCTTTTTAAAATTTTAGGAGATTAATATGGCACAAAGCCCAAATGGAATACCAAGTACCAATAATTCGGTAACGTCTATTACTCGTAAAGGACAGACTGAGCCATTTGATTTACAAGTTGCTCGTGGTCAGATCTATGGTCATAGTGTTTTAAATATTTATGGCTACCAAGCATCGGTAGGCACATCTTTTGTTCCTGTATGGGAAGGCAATACTACTTACACTTTCCCATCATCTGCTATTCAGATGCATCTTGTTAGTTCTGTTAACACTGGTGCTGATGCAACTGCGTTAATCACTATTAACGGCTTGGATGCAAATTACAATCAAATTTCTGAAACTATTAAGTTGAACGGTACAACAGCTGTAACTACAGTGAAATCTTATTTCCGTATCAATAGTATGTCAGTAACGAGTGGTGCTCCTACTGGTAACATTACTTTAAAAGATACATCAGATACAACTTTGTACGCAGAGATTGCAGCAGGTAATGGTCGTACTTTAATGGGTATTTATACCGTACCAGCAGGATATACTTATTATTTGAGTCGTATTGACATCAATACTAGTTTAAATGCCAATCCAGCAGGATTTGCAACATATCAAAACTATCAAACAAGTAGTTCAGGTGTACCAACTGTTACTATCATTGCCCCATTTACAAATAACTATCATACACAACGAGTAATGCCAAGGCTTGTTGCTGAAAAAACAGATATCCAATTGCAAGCAAAAGTTAGCACTGGTACTGCTGCTTTAACAGTTTCGCAAGAAGGTTATTTAATTTCTAACGGTAGCTAATCATGGCAAAGACTCCTACTTGGCAACGTAAAGAAGGTAAAAATCCTAATGGCGGTTTAAACGCCAAAGGGAGAGCTTCTTACAATAAAGAGCATGGTGCTCATTTAAAAGCACCACAGCCAGAAGGTGGCAGCCGTAAAAAGTCCTTCTGTGCTCGCATGGAAGGCATGAAAAAAAGATTGACCAGTGCGGAAACAGCAAATGATCCTAATTCAAGAATCAACAAAAGTTTAAGGAAGTGGAAATGTTAAATGATGCAATCATGCCATTTTGGAATGCAATATTAACTATACTTATTGCAATCGTTGGTTTTATAATGAAAGAAAAATTTCAGGAGTTAAATCGTTTAAGTATTTTATTAAACAAGACTCGTGAAGAAGTGGCTCGTGATACAGTAACTCAAGCTGAATTAAGTAAGATTATGGACCACATCGATACAAGATTTAATCGTTTGGAAGATAAAATTAACGAATTAATACGAGGTAGTAATGCCAAGTCATAGTAAAAAACAGCATGATTTTATGGAGGCAATAGCCCATTCCAAGGCGTTTGCTGATAAGGTTCACATTCCACAAAGGGTGGGGCGTGATTTTGTAGAAGCCGATAAAGGCAAACATTTTAAAAAAGGTGGAATCAATATGGCAACGATGAAAAAACGTAGTGTGAACCCAGCGATGGCAATGATGGCAGCAAGAGCAATGGGAAATCCCCCAGCTCCAATGGCTCCTCCAGCACCTCCAATGGGTGCTCCAATGGCTGGTGGAATGAAACATGGTGGTCTTTCTAAAGAACATCATAAACATTTAGCTCATCACCATTTAGCAATGGCTGAACATCATATGGCTCAACATGAAGGTCATCATAAAATGAAAAAGATGGCTCACGGTGGTGCAACTCATCACGAAAGTGAAAAGATGCATGAAATGAACCAGGCTAAAGAACTTAGACGTATTGCTAAAGAAGAAGAGCATGAAGCTAAAATGATGAAGCATGGTGGTAAGGCTCACATGAAGAAAATGGCTCATGGTGGTAAAGCTGAGTCAATGGGTCCTCGTACCATGAAAGAAGATGTTGAAAAAGGTTCTAATAAACATGATCGTTTTGGTGAATCTAAAGTTGAAAAACGTGGTCACACAGAAGATCGTCATCCTAAGATGAAAGGTAATACTATTGGAGATGGTCCATTAGTCAATACCAAAAAACATGGTGGTCATGTAAAAAAGATGGCTCATGGTGGATCTACATCACATCGTGCTGATGGTATCGCTATGCGTGGTCATACTAAGACTAAATATTGTTAAGGAGAAATTGATGAAACCACATTTAACCAAAGAACACATGGAGCCAGAATCAGGTCCAGATATGAAACGTCATGATGAGTTTATTTCTGAACATGAGACTGAATCTCATAAACATCACAAGCATCATTTTAAAAAGCATGCAGAACATCATCACCATCACATGGATCATGTTGAAAAAATGTGTTGGGGTGGTAAGGCTCACAAATGAGAGCCAGTCGTGGTATGGGAGCTATGAACCCATCCAAGATGCCAACTAAAAAGGTTATTCACAGAAAGGATAACCCTGATGCTGTTGCTATGTATGCAAAAGGTGGCGAGGTATGGGATAAGCCAAGACCGAAAGGTTTGGGCAAACCTAAAAAGTTAAGTTCAGCAAAAAAGGCATCGGCAAAAGCTATGGCTAAAGCTGCTGGTAGACCTTATCCTAATTTAGTCGATAACATGAGAGCTGCGAGGAAAAAATGAATTTATTTGAAAAAGCAATTGCATTTGTAAGAAGTGTTGGACATCGTTCTGAAGAACACAATTTAATTAATGATTTTGTTAATTATGTTGGCAAAGAAGTGTCTATTGTTGAAAACTTTTTAAAGTCAAAACAATTAGATGCGGATGATCAAGCTAGAGCTGTTGTGTCTAACTTTGTTGCAGAAATTGCACCAGTAGATCCAACTCCTGTTTTGGTTGCTCCTCCTCCTGTTGCTCCAGCACCAGAAGTTGTTCAAGCTCCAGAAGCTGCACCAGAGGCTGCTCCAGAGGCTACTCCAACCCCACCAGCTGCGAGTTAATCATGGCTGAAAAATGGATACAGAACGCAATACACAGAGCTGGTGCGTTGCGTAAATCTTTGGGTGTTAAAGAAGGACATACCATTCCAGAGAAAAAGCTCGAAGCTGCTGCTAAAAAGCTTGGCAAGTTAGGACAACGTGCAAGGTTAGCAGAAACACTTAGAAAAATGCATAAATGACTACTACAGGCACCTCCGTATTTGATTTAAACATGAACGAACTCATTGAAGAGGCGTTCGAACGGTGCGGTGCTGAGTTAAGAAGTGGTTATGATTTTAGAACTGCTAGACGTTCTTTAAATATATTAACTGTTGAATGGGCAAATAGAGGTATTAATCTATGGACTGTAGAAGAGGGACAAATTCCCATGAATACAGGTCAGATTACTTATCCTTTGCCAATTGATACGATTGATTTATTAAGCCAAGTGATTCGTACTGGTACTTTGCAGAATCAAATTGATATTAATATTAGCCGTATATCGGAAGATACTTATTCTACTTTGCCTAATAAACTGGCACAAGGTAGACCAATTCAAGTATGGATCAATCGCCAATCTGGGCAAGTTAATCCGACATCTTATACTTTGGTTGGAAATGGCTCTAATGGTAATGGTGGTATATCATCAACAGATACAACTATTCAGCTTACTCCATCTGATTTGACAGGATTAGCTGCAACTGGATATATCAAGATAGATAATGAGATTATTTACTATCCAAACGTATCTACAACGGCTGCACAGCTTATAAATTGTTATCGTGGACAAGCAGGTACAACTGCTGCTGCACATGCCTATAACGCCCCTATAAGCGTTACAAATCTACCTTGTATTAATGTCTGGCCTACACCAAATTCACCAGGCAGTCAGTATACATTTGTATATTGGAGATTGCGTAGAATGCAAGATGCTGGAACTGGTACGGCAACGAATGATATACCATTTCGATTTATATCTGCGATGGTTGCTGGACTGGCTTATTACTTATCTCAGAAAATTACTGGGGTAGATCCTGCTCGTATAGCGATGTTAAAAGCTGATTATATGGAACAATGGACATTAGCATCTGATGAAGACAGAGAAAAAGCTGCTATTCGTTTTGTTCCAAGAATGGGATTTTATGGTGGGGCAGGTAGATAATGGCTGACTTGAAACTTACCCCACAAGAAAAAAATATTGTCCAATATCACAGAGACAATATTGCATTTAACAATGTTGGAACTGGTCCAGAGGGTGAGCCTGTAACTGTTTATAGTACTGGTGTGACAATGGATAGCGGTCCATATAAAGGCAAATCAGCCCTTGTTCCTGGCTACATCCAAGGAAAACAATATGAAGATCCTGATTTGATTCGAGAGTATTTCAGGACAGATATTAATAAAGGCAAATATCCAATTTACGATACTCCTAAAGAAGGCGACAAAAGAGCAAAAGAAATTCATCAAATTATGGATCAAGAAGTAGAAGCTGCGATGAAAGCTGGTCGAGCACCTAAATCTGAGCAATATAAAAAAGGTGGAAAGGTAGAAGACAAATATCGTAGCAAAAAGCTTGTTAAAGGATTTGATGGCCAAAAAACAAGTATGACTAGAGTATTTAATGGCACAGTTGTGCGTGGTCATGGAATAGAAACTAAAGGTAGGACAAAAGGCAGGATAGTTTAATGCCAAACAAATATTCATCTGGCAAATGGGCAATTGCCGAATGTGACCGATGTGGTCAACGATATTTGCTGAAGGAATTAAAAAAAGAAATTATTAAAACTAAGTTATTTAATATTAAAGTTTGTCCTGAGTGTTGGGATCCAGATCATCCACAGTTGAGTTTAGGTTTATATCCTGTAAATGATCCACAAGCTGTGCGTGAACCAAGACCTGATGTAAGTTATCAAGCAAGTGGAACAACTGGACTATTTACAAATCCATATGATCCAAATGTAAATAATGTAGACAATCTTGGTTATGTAAATGATGGTAGTAGACAAACGCAATGGGGTTGGAATCCAGTTGGAGGGGCTAGTTATTTTACAGATGCATTTGTTCCCAATGACTTGAATTTAGTGATTACAATAGGTAAAGTAACGATATTAACAACTTAGGAGTTAACATGGATAAGAAACAAGTAGTAAAGATTGCTGATAAAGAAGCTGCAAAAGAAGTTCATAAACATGAACATCATATGCACAAAGGTAAGCCAGTTACTAAAATGGCTAAAGGTGGAGTGACAGGCAAAGCGATGAAGGCATTAGGTCGCAATTTAGCTCGTGCTCATAATCAAAAAGCAGGGAGCAAATAATGGCTACTCAAGTTAAACCAACTACTAAGAATAGTCCAAAGATTACGATTGGTAAAAATAAATTTGCTGAACCAGCAGAGGCATATGCCAATCCACATACCAATAAAGAAAAGCATATTACTGGTCAAGAAGTGATGGATCGTGGAACTTATGTTCGTGAAAAAGCTGCCAAAGATGTAAACATCAAAGATCCTATTAAGGGTGGAGTAAGTTATGGCATGGCAGTAGAAAAAAAAGATGGTATTGAAATGCGTGGAGCTGGTGCAGCAACTAAAGGAAAAATGAGTAGAGGGCCAATGGCGTGAATTACGAGCAGCTCTTTAACACGATACAAGCGTATTCTCAAAATACGGAGTCTACGTTTGTTGCTTACATTCCTACATTTATTCAGGAATGTGAAGAGCGTGTTTATAACTCAGTTCAGTTTCCATCATTACGGAAGAATGTAACAGGTAGTTTAACGGCAAGTAATCCTTATTTATCTTTACCAAACGATTATTTGGCTACATTTTCTCTGGCAATTATTAATCCAACAACAGGTAATTATTCTTATCTTTTGAATAAAGATGTGAATTATATTCGTGAGGCTTATCCCAATCCTAACGCAACTGGAACTCCATTTCATTATGCTTTATTTGGTAATCAATTTTCTAATCCTAATGAGTTGTCGTTGATTATTGGACCAACACCTGATATGTCTTATGGTGCTGAATTGCATTATTTTTATTATCCAGCATCAATTGTTCAAGGAATTATTTTAAGCATAGCATTAACAAGTGCTGGAGCTAACTACATACCAGGATTTTATCCTAATGTTCCTTTTCAATATTATTCTACAAGTGGTAATCAGTCTGGCGTAGGTGGATATGGTGATGTATTAGTAGGAACAAACGGATCAATTATTTCTGTTCAATTACAAAATGGCGGAAGTTTTTATAATGCTAGTGATGTATTAACAGTCAATACTACTTATTTAGGTGGTAGTTCTACTGCATCTGGATTTAGTTTTAATGTGGTAACAGTTAATAATTCTAATGGTCAAAGTTGGTTAGGTGATAACTTTGATCCAGTTCTTTTATATGGATCTATGCGAGAAGCTATGATCTTTATGAAAGGTGAACAAGATATGGTTAAATATTATGAAGACAAATATCAAGAAGCTCTTCAATTAGCTATTCGTCTTGGTAATGGTATGGAGCGTGGCGATGCGTACAGGGATGGAATGACTAAATTAAATACTAATCTTAAAGGTAATGTAATCTCATGATAGTTCAAACATCATGCACAGTTTTTCAACAAAACCTTTTAAGTGGTTTAGAAAACTTTTCTGCATCTACTCCATATACTTATAAGATTGCTTTATATAATGCCAATGCTAATTTAGGGCAATCTACAGCGGCATATACAACAGTCAATGAAGTGGTTGGAACTGGTTATACAGCTGGTGGAAATATTTTAGTTATTTCAACATTTCCGACACAGAATACACAATATAATGTAAGTTATGTATCGTTTAATAATGCAGTTTGGAACCCAGCATCCTTTACTACAAGAGGAGCATTAATTTATAATGCAACTACAGGAGCAGCATGTTTTGTGTTGAATTTTGGATCAGATAAAACTTGCACTACCAGTTTTACAGTACAGTTCCCAACAGCTTCATACAATAGTGCAATATTAACGATTGGAACCAATACAGGCAGTCTTAACTATAGCAGTCCATCTTAGGAGAAATTATGACAAACGAATTAGCCAGCTGCGGTGATAACGCTGTAGCAACATTACAAGCAAATGTAACTATTCCTGAAGGAATGGGCGTAGAAGGACATTACCATGTTGAGTGCCGTGATGCACAGGGTAACTTAAAGTGGACAGAAGAGTTTCCTAATTTAGTTGTTGCTGTAGGTAAACAGTTAATGCTGGATACTTTATTAAGAACATCAGGAACATATACAACAGTTGGACCGTTTCTTGGCTTGATTGGTAATAGCACAACATTTGCAGCTACCGATACAATGGCTTCACATACATGGACAGAGTTTGTTAACTACACAGTTAGTGGTTCAGCAGTACGTGGAACAGCAGTATTTGCTGCATCTACTTCATCAGGAACTACACCATCTAACGTAACTACATCTTCAGCAACAGCGATTACTTATACAATTACTGGTGGTGGCGGAACAGTTTATGGATGCTTCTTGGTAACAGGTTCAGGTGCTGTTAGTACACAAAGTTCAACGGCTGGTGTTTTATATTCAGAAGGTAATTTTGCAGTAGCTAAAGCAGTTACGGCAGGTGATACTGTTTCTGTAAGTTACAGTTCTACGGCCACCAGCTAAGGGTTTACCCTATGTTTTATACTTACGCACACTACACTCCCCAAGGCCGATTATTTTACATTGGTAAAGGTCAAGGGGATCGTGCGTATGCATTTTATCAACGTGGTATTTATTGGAAAAATATAGTTCAAAAATATGGAACTCCTAATGTAGAAATATTGGCAAATTGGGATGTTGAACAAGATGCATTTGACCATGAAAAATTGTTGATATCTTGTTTTAAAGATATGGGATATAAGTTAGCTAATTTAACTGATGGCGGTGAAGGTACTTCAGGATACAAACACACTGCCGAACAACGAGAAAATAATAGACGTGCAAGGTTAGGAAAGCCTGTTTGGAATATTGGAATACCGTGTAAAGAAGAAACTAAAATAAAACTTAGTATTGTTAAGACAGGATCTATTCCATGGAATAAAGGTGTTGCATCAGGGCTAAAACATTCAGAAGAATTTAAAAGAAAACTTAGCGATTTGCATAAAGGCAATAAATATAATTTAGGCAGACCATCATCCGCCAAGCAAAAAGAAGCCGCACGAAAAATATTTTTAGGCAATAAACACGCTACTGGTAATACCGCCCAACGTAAATGGGTTTGGATTGGAACAAACATTCTTACTGGTGAAGTAGTTAAATTTATTGGTGAACAAGCAATGAAAGAAGCTGGAATACAGCATGCTAATGTTATAAAATGTATTAGCGGTCATCGTAAATCTCATAAGGGATATACATGGCATAGAGAACCTTGGGAGAATAAATAATGAGTTTGGTACTTAAAGACCGTGTATTAGAAACAGCAGCAGCACCAGGCACAGGAGCGGTTACGCTACTCGGAGCAGTAACAGGCTATCAAACTTTTTCTGCTGCGATAGGTAATGGTAATACTTGTTACTACACTATTGCAGACCAATCTGGTGCAAATTGGGAAGTTGGTATTGGTACATATTCATCATCAGGAAATACGCTTGCTCGTACAACGGTCTTATCGTCATCTAACGCTGG